GTAATACCAACAACGACACAATATGTCTCTCCTAACGAATATGGGGCATACATTACATACAATAATTAAAATATGGCAGCTAAAAAACAACATTTTTCTTCTATACAGAGATTCAATAGTACTTGGGTCAATAATAAAGAAAAAGTAAATAAGGAGATGGTTAAGGCAGGAGAAGATAATTTATTTCCTCAATACCTAATCTCACTGTATAACAAATCATCCATACATGCTGCTGCAGTAAATGCAATAACAGAAGCTGTAATAGGAGGAGGATTAACAGCAAATAATGAAGCTTTCTTAGATAAAGCTAATAAGACAGGAGAGACTTGGAATGATATCTTTGCTAAAGTATCTCTAGATTTTTACTTACACGGTTCATTTGCATTAGAAATTATCTGGTCTTTAGATAGATCCAGAATTGCAGAAGTATACCACATAGACTTTTCCACTATTAGAGCTAGAGAAAAGAATCACAGAGGACACATACCAGGATACTATATTGCAGATGAGTGGAAGCCATTTACAAGAGTAACTAATGATGATATCTTGTATCTACCAACGTTTAATGAGAACACTAAACAAGATGAGCCTTCTCAAATATTCGTTGTTAAGAACTATAGACCAGGACAGCAATATTATCCACTACCTTTCTATAACGGAGCATTAAAAGTAATAGAGTTAGATACAGAAATCGATAATTTTCATGTAAATAACATTAAGAATGGATTAGCTCCTTCTCTTGCTATTACAACTTTTATGAATGGTACGGATGATGACGTTCAGGCAGTAGAGGCAATGTTAAGAGGAAACTACGGAGGATCAGATAATGCTGGTTCATTAATGTATATGGATGTTGATAGTCCAGAAAACAAACCTATTATAGAGCCAATACCTCAGAATGGAGCAGATGGTTATTATACTACTATCAATGACTTAACAGTTCAGAAGATATTAACAGCTCACAGAATTACTTCACCAATGCTTTTAGGTATTAAAACTGAAGGACAATTAGGAGGTAGAGCAGAGATGATTGATGCAATGCAGTTATTACAGCACAATGTTATTTATCCAATACAGCAAGATATCTTAAAACAATTAGAAGCAGTAATGTCAGTTAATTATCCTAATATTGTATTAGGAGTTGAAACTACAACATTGTTTGATGACGGTACAACAGAAGAAGAGGTAGTAACTTCAGTTGAGACAACAGATGCAGAAGATGCTGCAATACAAACAGAAGATACATCAGCACCATTATTATAGAATATGACAAATACATTTTTACTATCGGAGGTTAAATTAAGAGAGTATACAGATTTAGACAATAATGTCGATTCTGCTCTTATAAAAAATGCCATTAGAGAAAGCCAGGATATAAAGCTTCAATCTGTAATAGGTACTTTGTTATATGAAAAAATTATGGATTTAGTAGATAGTGGAGATATCGACACACCTACTTATTCAAACTATAAAGCTTTATTAGATAATTACATCCAAGACTTTTTAGTGTATGCTGCTTATTGGTATGCTTTAGATGCTATTTACCTAAGAAGTAGAAACAACGGACTGATCAAACCTAACGGGGGAGAAAATAGTGATGCAGTAGATAGGAGTCTTTATAACCTAAAAAGACAATCAGTTGAGAATAAAATGGAGTTCTACTCTCAGAAGCTTACAGAATATATTATTGAAGAGGAGACACAGTTCCCAGAGTTAAATGACTCTAACAAATTATACGAACAAAATCCAGATTACTCTAACAAATACGGAGCACCATTTGCTTTTAGACGTAATAGTCAAACAGCAGAAGAGTTTATAAAGAGAGGTTTTAGAGTATATGATTCAAGTAGAAAACAATACCCTCAATAAGATATGTCTAGAGATTTAACGAATTTATTTATTGACGAAACATTTCAGTACCTGACACAGATCTCTGGGTCTAATCAGGATATTTTACTGGATGGTGTAGGCAATCAAATTACAGAGCTTGATATAACAGCTTCAAATAGTATATCCTCATCACATAGTGTAACTGCCGTAAGTTCTTCTTATTCTAATACAAGTACATCGGCATCACATGCCATTGCAGCAGATACAAGTATTTTAGCAGACACTGCTTCTTTACTAATAGGGAATGCAGAACAGGTATCTCATATAGATTTTGCAGTAGGAGGAGATGCTACAGTAGAAAGAAGACTTACCTGGAATGATACAGACGGTACTTTAAATGTTGGACTAAAAGGAGGTAATGTTACCTTGCAAGTTGGTCAAGAAGAAGTAGCAAGAGTAGTAAATGGAACAGGGACTAACTTATTAGAAGCACAGTATAGAGCTGTAAAAGTAATAGGGGCACAAGGACAAAGACTACAAGTAGATTTTGCACAAGCTAACTCAGATATTAACTCAGCTACTACATTAGGTTTAGTAACAGAGAATATTAACAATAACCAAGAAGGGTTTATTACTACTCAAGGTACAGTTAATAAAGTTAATACAACAGGAGCTTTACAAGGAGAAGTATGGAATGATGGAGATGTATTATATCTATCAGCTACCACACCAGGAGTACTTACAAATGTAAAACCATTAACACCAGCACATCTTATTGTAGTAGGATTTGTAGAATATGCACACCAAAACAATGGTAAGATATATGTAAAGGTAGATAATGGATATGAGTTAGAAGAACTACACGATGTATTAATAACTAATCCTACAAATGGAGAAGCATTAGTATATGAGAATGGTATTTGGATTAACTCAGATGTACCACACATATCAGCTTCTTATGCAGTATCTTCTAGTCAAGCAGAAAATGCTAATACAGCCACATCAGCTTCATATGCAGTAACAGCTTCATATGCTTTAAATGCCGGAGCAGGAGATAGTTTTCCTTACACAGGATCTGCTATTATATCTGGTTCTTTAACAGTAATAGGAGATACATCACTACAGCTTGTTAATGGAGATAATAATAGTGTTGCTACAGTTTCTAAAGGAAACTCTTCATATGCATTTGCTATAAACCAATTTCCAGGCTTTACAGGATCTATAATAAGTGCTTTAGGAGTAGATGAGTTTAAGATAACAGGAGATACAGCTTTAGCTCTAGACAATACAGGGTATGCTGGAACAAATGATGTAAGCTTAAAAGCAAGTAAAGATATACTATTACAGCCAACAGGAAGGGTAAAAGTAACAGGTAGTTTAGATGTAGAAACGTTTGGAACTATATCTCTTACAGGAGATAGCCCAGGTATAAACAGAAACATCATAGACTCTACAGGAGCAGATTTTACCGTCATAAGATCAGATTCAGGTATAGAGATAGATAACAGAGCCGGAACAGGTAGTGTATCTGTATATACAAACGGTAATATGCAGTTTGAACCTCAAGGAGATTTAGACTTTTATACACCAACAGGTAGGATAAACCTAACAGCAGCATCAGCAAACTTAACAGCTACATCTGGAGGTATAAACGCTACCTCTACAGATAACATTAGCTTCACATCTACTACAGGTAACGCAGACTTTACAGGAAAGGATATAAACTTCTTTTTAAAAGATGGAGATAACACAAGCTCGGCTAAGTTCTCAAAAGGGAACTCTTCTTACCTATTTGGTGTAAACCAGTTTCCTGGCTTTACAGGATCTATCTTGACAGCTTTAGAAGTAGATGAGTTTAAGATAACAGGGGATACTGCTTTAGCTATAGACAACAGTGGGTTTGCTGGAACAAACAATGTAAGCTTAAAAGCAAGTAGAGATGTAATCTTAGAAGCAGATGATCAGGTAAGACTAACATCTAACACAACAGATGATTTTCAAGGTGTAAGTGTAAACGCACCAAACTTTAGAGTAAATCTTTCAAGAACGGGATCAGGAGCTGGAGACTTTGCTTTATCAGCACCAGGTGGTGGAGGAGATACTCCTGGTATGTTGTTATCTTTAGGAACAGGATCTTACGGAGACAATCCTACAACAGCAAATATGCTCTTTACAGGAGATGATGCTTTCTTCTCTGCAGTAGGAAACTTCTATATAAAGAATGTATTTAACGATACAGGTTCTATAACGGTATGGTCTGAAAGCGAGTTAGAGCTAAGAGGAGATACAGGAGTTAGAATACAAGGAGATAGATTCTCTAACCCTAACGATCCTATAGAGATAGACATACAAGGGTCAACCTTTATGGATAGTTTCACATCTGGTATTATGGCTTTCCAGCCTCAGATAGGAACATATACAAGAGTAACAGATTTCCAAAGAGCTTTTGTAGAAACACCTTTAACTATAAACGCACAAGGAACCGTAGAGGTTCAAACAGGAGCAACGCTAAAAGTAATAAACGAACTCTAACAAAATATATATATATAAACGATGAGCACATTAAAAGTAGATAACATACAGAGCTACACAGGAGGAGATGTAACCCTCAACGGTAACTTAGATGTAACAGGAATCATATCTGGAGACGGATCTGGTTTAACAAACGTCCCTGGAGGAGGATCAGACCTATCTTCTTACACAGGAAGTATTAACCAGACAGGAGGAAACACAACCTTAGATGGAGACTTTAACGTCTCTACAAACGGAGGAGCACAACAGATTTTCTTTAACGGAGGAGGTCTTGCAGTTAATGGTTCCCCAGCAGGTCTAAATGGAGGTATAAACATACCTTATGATGGATCACAAAAATCCATATCCGTTAACGTAAGTGGTTCTCAAAACTATACTATAGGTGGTTTCGACTTTGGAGGTAAAGCATATGGACAGATATACTCTAACACCAATGGAGGATTTAGTATAACAGATGGAGCTGCAGCTGGTTTAAACAGTAACTTACGTTTACAATCAGATAACGGAAGTATAAACACACAAGCAGCAACCTATAACATAAATCAAGCTGGAAATAACGCTATATGGAGAGCTGAAACATCAAACACACGGCTTACCGTTTTTGGTGGCCAAACCGGATTAAATATAAACCCAGCACCAGGATCAGCATCCACCTTTGGAGCTGTAATAGATGCATCATATGGTTTTAACTTTTTCAACACCTCTAACTATAATATAGATGCTGGTTTTGCTTATAACCTAAACTCAGCTACAGGAAAAGGAAGAAACAAGATAGGGTTCTTTAGTAACTTTGGAGCAGCAGGGTATGCAGATTTAATCTCTTTCCAAGATGCAAATAACTACACAGATGGAGCTGTAGAGGTTCATCAGACCTTAAATGTAGATGGATCAAACAACGGTCCAGGAATGACTTTAGATGTTAAAGATGGAGCAGGTATATCAAAACTACAAGTTCAAAACGCATTTTTAGCTGGTCTAACTGGGGTAGATGTTATAGTTAACGGAACAGCTATTATAGAAGAAAATTTACAGTTACCAGGCTTAGGAGATTATGTAGATGATGCTGCTGCAGCCACAGGTGGTGTACCAGTAAATGGAGTATACAGAACAGGTAATGTATTAAAGATAAGAATAGTTTAAAAAGATAAGATATGATCATATTTAAAAAAGAAGAAACTTTCGGAGATATAGTAGAAGTTAGAACAGCAACGATAGACCCAACAAACTTAGGAGCTATCTGGAAACTCGAAAGAGATGGCTGGATCAGAGAAGAAGCATAAGCTATGGAGTATACAGAAGAACAGATAAAAGCTATCACACCAGAAGAGTTTGAAGCTAAAACGAAAGCAGAACAAGATAACATAAAAGCAGCAAACGTAGCTCTTGAAATGAAAAAGAGATTACAGCAAGCTACTTAACATATACGAAGTAAGGTTTTCTCTTCTTCCCTTTCTGCCTTTATATGTTTCCTTACTTCGATGGAGCCACCCTACTTGGGTGGTTTCCTTTTATATAGATATGTATATAAGAGGGTAGGATACTAAAAATATATTTCCTATATTAGTTAAATGAGAAAAGACTTGACTAAAGAGGAGATCTTTGTAAGAGCAGAACTAGAAAAGATATATCCTCAACTAGAAATAAATTGTAGAAAGGTATGCGGGGATAACTACTGGAGATGGGGTGAGGATTTACTTCCAGTAGCTATCACCTTCTTCCTAGAGAAACCACTTAAAGCTCAGCTGAAGACAATAGCAGATGGAAAGCTAGAGAACTTTATAACCTGGATAATGAATATGCAGTTAAAGAGTAGTAGCTCGTATTACTATAGTAGATATAGAAAACCTAGGTTACAGATGAGAGAAATGTACGAAGGTGATCTAGACTATATGTACGGAACTAAAAGTGTACCAGAAGAAGCTATAGAGTGTATACTTACAGAACTTAGAAATATACCAGAGGACTACCAAAAAGCAATACTAAGTATAATCTACGATAAGACAGCAGAAAGAGAAATACTAAAAAACTTCCCGGCAGGTACAATAACATTCCGGAACGAAATAGATAGACACTTATTATATATAAAAACTAAATGCCAACACTGCATATGACAACACATTTCATATACGACACCGTACAAAGCCTAATCATTATATCCTTATGTCTAACGATAGTTTATCCTAAAGCTATAGAAATATATAGGAGACGAAAGAAACTAAGAGAGACACAAGCATCTAAAGGGATAGAAGAGGTCATACGTAAGATAGTAAGAGAATATTTAGAAGAGCTAAAAAATGGACAATAAAATAGCTGAACTCCAAAAAGAAGTACGTAGTATATCAGATAAAGTAGCATATATGCAACACGCAATAAAAGGTATGTCTACGGATATGAGACTAATAACCAAAGAGATACAAGAGATACAAAATGCTATATGGAAGTAAAAGGTATAAAATGGTTGGAGGAAGAGTTTCCTAAATATAAAGGTAGGAGTCTAAAAGGTGATGTCCTAATGGCATACTACGAAGCAGAGAGAATACTAAAAGGTAACCAGACTATAAAGAAGAGAGGTTGTACCTGCGAATATGGCGGTATGAAGAACGAAGTAGAGAGGTTATATAACATATATCTAAATGATTAAGCTAAAGCTAACATTACAGCCACCAAAAAAATGGGAACGTCCTAACTACGTAACCCAAGACGATATAGACCAATACGAGTATCTTATATATAACGATCTAGACGTTAAACGAAAAATAGATAAAGACATACCCAAATATAACTTTGAATGGGTAGACAAGTATCTTGTAGAAGACGAGGAATGGGTACAGATGGCAGAACCTCTAGAAACGTATTGTATAACATCCTTCGGTAGAGTATTCAGCAGTAATAGAAAGAGACCAATAAAACCTATCAAAGTCAGAAACAACTTCTATATAACGCTAAAAGGAGAATCGGTAGTATTTAGGAGAGAGTTCTTTAAAAACGATTGGACGTATTCACCATCGTTAATCTCCCAAAAGTACAAGCAGTACGGATGGAGTTATCTTAAGAGTAAAAAGGATGAGCTGGATATACGAGAATAAAGAGGTATTATCTATAGAAGATATGCCGGAAGAGGTTATAGGATTTGTATATCTAATAGTAAATCTCGATACAGACGAATACTATGTAGGTAAAAAAAATATATGGTCGTATAGGAAGCTACCACCTTTGAAGGGAAGTAAAAGGAAACGTAAGGTTGTAAAAGAGAGTGATTGGATAAAGTATCAGAGTAGTAACGACACCGTAAAAAAATGGAACAGCTACAAGAAAGAGATTATACAATACTGCTACACACCTAAAGAGTTAACATATAGAGAGACAGAGGCATTGTTCTGCTTAAAGACGATGGAAGATAAACGGTGTCTTAATAGTAACATACTGGGTAAGTTCTACCCAAAAGATATAGCAAGAGATTTAATAGACATATATGAGCAATAAAATTACACTACACAACGGAGATAGTGCTAAAGTATTAAAGCAGTATCCGGACAACTACTTCGATTCAATAGTAACAGACCCACCTTACGGGATAGAGTTCTTAT